ATTACGCCAGCAGATCCCTGTAATAGGAAGTTGAGTGCTTTGTGCGGACTATCAAGGAGGACCTTGCGTCCATCAATGGCTTTAACAAAGCCCCGATCACCCGCAACTTTAATTGCAGTAAGGAGATCATCAAGTCCAGGAATCGCAGCAACATACGCTGCTCGAATCTCAGCACCTTTCTTCTTAGCTTTGTTGGGAGGTAACTGTTTGTCATAGGTTAATCCGATCTTAACATCTCCAGCTCCGTACAAAAACGCATAAGTAACATTTTTGACAAGCTTACGGGTGATTCCAATCTTATCAGCATTTACTTGGTGGATATCACCGTTGAGTAAGATGTCTGCGTATCGTCCCCCGTCGTAACGGGCAAGATAGTGAGCAAGCATCCGAAGCTCAATGCCGCTAAGATCAGCGCCGACCATAACTTGACCCGGAGTTGCTGTAAATAATCGTCTAAATTCGGGTCCACTAGGTACCTGGGCTAGATTGGGTTTGTTATGTGCCATTCTAAAAGTGGCACACCCAACTGAACAATGGTGGTGGATGCGACTAGCACTCGTACATAGCTTCAGCCATGCGTTCGCGCCTTCGGATATCATCCCCAGACTCTTTGTAATCTCCAGGATCCTGTAGAACTGTAGGGAAAGCCCAGTTCCATGGTTCTTCAAAGTCGTCTCGTCGATCTTCGTTTTCCCAGAAGTCGTAGTAGTCGTGTCCTTGTAACCATCGAATGTCGTTAGAATCCATGCTATGTGATCCCTTGAACCGGGATTAAAAGTTTTTAGTCGCGTAAAAGGACACCCTTGAAAGTATCCTTGAGTTTTGTTATTTCGTTTTGGAGTAAACTCTGGTCCTGGAACGAAAGGGAACCGCTGCGATAATAGTTCAACAATATCTGAAAGCTCTCTTCGGAGAGAACATTCAAGTTCCCGTGCAGCTGGTTCATCAAAGTACCATCCATGCTCTTCTTGCAGTGTTAGTATTTGTGCTACCTGATGCTCTAGCGTAACCCAGTCAGGTAGGGGTGGAAGTGGTCGCATAATTTGCGCGTAACAGCAACGTCTTGGACGCAGTAATCCTGCATCTCTTGGCTCCAGACTTTGAAGTCATTCTCTTTGCCGTAGTCACCCTTGAGTTCAGACAGTCTATAACCGTATGATTCAAGGCTGTGTCTACCATAGAGTTTGGTAGGCATGTCCTTCCACTGCATCTTCTGATCCAGCTGGAGCATGTTTGGATGATACAAACGTGAAAGGATTAGGGTATCAACAACCTCACCTTTTGGGTCAAAGAAAGGATAGAGCTTTTTAATAACTCTGAGATCATACGATATAATGTTGTGACCCACGATAGAATCGGCATCGTCAAGCCTAGTAACAGCTCGAACAAGAGGATCGCAATCCCTGCCTTCATTGTTGTAGACAACCGTTTGGTCATCATTCGTATCGTGTAGTACGATACAGTGGATTTCGGTACAATCATGTACTAAACCGTTTGCTTCTAAATCAAAGACAATCATTTGCCAAGTTTGCGTAGTCTCTTCAGCTCTTTTACTTCCATTTTAACGTTTTGAAATGCAGCTTCAGCTTCAAGCTTACCGCCCATTTCTAATGAGACAATGATGTCTACCTTACGCATGAATTGTTCAAGTGCTGATTCAAGCCTCACTTTGTCTTCCATTGATAGGTTTTATCCACGAATTTAGCCCGTTCGACCATCTCGGGCGTTGGTGGATTTGGCTTGCGTAGATCTAAATCAGTATTAGAAATCGGTAGCCGGGTTGAAATTGGGTTGAGCTTCATACTCTTTAAAAGAACAAGTTGCAAGATTGTATTCTAGTTTGGCTGCGATGCCAGTTTCGCCTGAATATCTATTTTTAAGAACTCTAACTGTTGTAGCAGAGTCAGGAGATCCGTCTTGTTGATTTCGCTCCAGTGCGATGACTGAATCTGAGAGCTGAGCAATTGCAGCTGAGCCACGTAACTGTCCCAATGTGACACGTGCTCCTTCTTCATGGTTTTGGTCTGATTGTGTGCGGCGAAGGTGTGATACCAAGAACATGGCAATACCTGTACGCTCCACAAGTGAACGTAAACGTGTCATCGTTTTGTCGATTGTCTTACGTTCATCACCATCTAGTCCTGACAGGAGGATGGAGAGGTGATCCAAGAAGATGATCTTGGTGTCCAACCCCGTGGCGAGGTACTCGATTCGGTTGTAGATAACATCAGGATCATAACTCCCAAAGCCATCAAAGAGAAAAAGATTCCACTTAGAGAGTGTTTCGTCAAAGGCGTTGATTAGTTCTTTGTGATCATGTTCACCAAGGTGATAGGCTTTACCTAAAGCAGATGACATCAGACCCAACGCAGTCCTGCGATTTGATTCTTCTAATGCCAAGTAGCCAACGCGATTGTCTGCTTGCAGCAGCTGTGTCGCAATGTGCCTACAGAATGAACTCTTGCCTGTGCCCGAGCCTGCTGTAATGGTTACTAGCTCACCGTAGCGTACACCATGTAAGAGCCTGTCTAACCCATCGAAGCCGTATTTAAAATCACTTGGTGCTCGTGGTGTTGTGACTACTTCTAGTAGTGTACGACCTTCTACAATACCATCTGGTCGATACTCTTTAGCATCCCAGATAGCTCTGCAGATGGCTTCTGTGTCATTGTTTTGGAGTGCATCAGATGCATCCTTGTATTGATCTAGAACAGCGATCTTCGCCTTGCCAGGTGGTAGGATGCTAGCGCATTCCGTTGCCGCTTGGCGTCCGGGATCGTCATTATCAAAGAATAAAACGATTTCCCCATAGCCTTGAAGAAGTTCGAGATTGCGTTGGATTGATTTCTTCGCACTAGCGGCACCGCTTGGGAGCGAGACCATTGGCCATCCTTCCATCGCCTGGTAGCAGCTCGCCGCATCGAGTTCTCCTTCTGTAATAACAATTCGTCTTCCCGTAGTAGGGAATAAATGTTGCCCGAAAAAAGATCCATCAGTTTTACCCTCGTAATGAAACTGTTTGTCTACTGTCTTGACCTTCGCGCCAAGCAGCGCTCCAGTGCTATCGAGATAATGGAATCGGAGCTTGTCTCCGTCTTTGTGGATTTTGTACTTTCGACAGGTTTTTTCAGAAAGTCCTCGCTTCCGAAGCTGAACAGGGTGTCCTCGCAATAGGGGTACATAATTAAATGATGAGTGTGATTCGTTAGGTAGAGTCAATTTGTGACACGAAAAACAATATGTGTGTTCATCGGAATAGACAGCGAGTGCATCACTACTACCGCAATCTGGGCATGAGTCATGATACATAAACTCGCTATCATTTTCTATATCAGCCATTCAATAGGTATCTCCTGGAATGACGTCCATTTTATATCGTGCTTGTCGCACCATTGGGCATAAGTAGTCTTAGACTTCTTACTAATTCTATTGTATGGGGTTTGGAAGACCATACGGATATCAAGCTCGGGATTTTGCTTCTTTACATTCTTGACTTTACGCCTGTCTTCAGGATCCCAATAGCCTTTACACTCCAGAAAAACACCATTAGGGAGGAGAAAATCAGGAGTGTAGTTATGCTGAATAACATAGGGCACTTTGGTGCTTTCGTATTCATAAGAGACACCAAGATTACATAGTAGATCAGCGACCCGTTCTTCCAAACCGGATCGAAAAGCCATCAGAAGTCATCGTCAACGGTGGCAGTTTCAGTGGATGGTTCGAGAGTATCAGCTTTGAAGCCTTCAACCTTATCGAACAGGTTTGATACATCGCTATCGGCTGATTCAGATGATACACCTGCAGCAGCACCAAGCTCAATAACTTGTACACCTAGGAGCTTCAGAGAGCTTCCATAGGTTACACCATCCTTGAGTACATATGGCTTCTGATAGAGGGCTAGACGGACCTTAGAGCCACCGTAGAGAGGCAGGTCAGGGTTAGTTACCGCTGTACCCTCACTATCAACGATGCCAGGCTTGTTGTCTTCACCCCAGCTAAACTTAACTTTATATCGTCCTTGCGCAACTTCTTCCCATGGCTCAGGCTTCAGCACTGAACGCTTGGGGTTTTTAACTTTCGACAATCCCCACTCAAGGAGTCGGGCTCGATCTTCATCAAGTCGATCGATGATGTCGCTTTCAACAATTGCAGACAGGTTGTATCCAAACTTACCTGGTTGCAGAACAGCCTGAAAACCATCAAGAGTGACGGTCTCAGTCATTACAATGTCATCCTTTTTAGGACCGGCCATGTTAACAAAAGAAATAGGTAGAATTTGTGACATCCTCAGGTTTGAGGGTGCCAATGATGGGTGGTTCGGATGTAGCTCCGATTTGTTCCGCCCATGTTTTTAGGTAGTTGTTCTCGGCAAACAAATGCATGTATACCTTCCGGACAATGCTCGATAGATTATCCATGTCGCTAGCACGGCATAGAACCGAGTCGTGAATGACGGCCAGCGGTGCGTCGAAGCGTATTGCAGATAAGTGTAATAGTGAGGCATCCAGAGAATGAATTAGATTGGGCGCTGTGGCATTCTTATGATGTCGCAAGTCTACTTTATCTGAATTACCAACGGCTGTCGTTACTTTCTGAACTGATCCTAACAACTTCAATTCAATTCGTACTTTGTTCTGTTTCATCAGTTTTTGATGAACGACAAACCCTGAAGGTGTTTCCCATTCTAGGTAATCCTTACCACCTTTAATAGCTTTAGTAACTTCAGCTTCAATCCACTTCATCACTGCCATTGGACCTGGTACGATTACATTCATCGCATCACGTACGGCAGAAACCGTGAGTGTGAGATCGTCTTTATCAATCTCGACACCCTTATCCTTGAGTGCTTCACGTATGTAGCCACGGTTGGAATGAGGCTTTGCATTGTAAGGCACGGTCATCACTACTCTCTTGACTGTTTTCCTGTCCATATACGGTTGTATACTTTCAGGACAGTTGGGAGTAGCTTCCTTAGCGACAACCTTGTATGCGTCTTGTGGTTTATCACCTGGGACAACATTAACCAAGGTAGCTGTGTTTTTATCGAGTGCAAGCCCGGCGAGGATTTGTAATCCTGAGCAGGTTGCATCAACAGCAATAGGTAAAGACGTGTAAGTTCTACTGAAGTCTATCATAATAGCATGATATTCCTCACATGCAGCTAAGAAACACCAAGGTTCATCAGCTGTTTCCCAATCTGAGATGTTACCCACTGGATCTGTTGCTACTCTTGTTATTAGTTGTTCGTTAGCAACTGCCCATGAGTGTCTCTCAGACAATGGTGCTTTATCTAATCCATTACCGTAGGTTGTTGCAACTTGAAACTTGAGCCAACGCTCTGCTTCAACTGTCACAAAGCAACTATCAGCAAATCTTATAAGTGATTTAGAGAAGTCACAACCTTGAGGTGTAAGGAAAGAGGGGATTGCGTATGCACGACCACGGTAGTCAAACGACCAGGGTAGATAGAATCTGTCAACATTTAGAAATCGTTGTACTAGTTCCATAGTCATGCGGGTTCGACAACTTTCTTTGAACACT